GCCTACCGCAAGAGGGTCGCCCGTCCCGAAGGAGTTGACCTGTGGATGAGCATTTGCAAGGTCCAGCAGGGCTTGCTTGATTTTTATCCAAGACATAGTTTTGCAGTTTCAGTATGTTCTTCTTGTGTGCGCCCATCGTTAGCAGTCATTACACGCCCCGAATTGACCGTAGGGGTAGGGGTAATCCAAGTTGCTGATTCCCATCCTCCGGTTGCGGTCGAGGACCATCCCAGTTCGGTAGTTGGTAGCGTTCGGGTAGATTGTGTCAAGAGCAGAAGGAGGCGAGTTCCACAAGGGGTATGAATTGCGGTTCTCCATGAGGTAGCGAGTGATCCGTTCGGAATACCACTCGGCATCGTTCTTGACTTTATCGGTCAGCCGGGTAATCTCTTCCATGCTCATTTGGGAGGACTCTTCGCTTGTTCTACGAACCATTCCCTTGTTCATGTACTTGAAGGCTAAGACCATGGGCAACTCGTAGTAAAGCCACTGAATCATAGCCGGCTGGATGTAGTCCTCCAGCAGCGTTTGGTTCAGGGCAGAGGTTGAACCGCTGACCACTTGGTTTACCAGTTCCCCGTAGAGTGCAGAGCCAACGATGGGCTGAATCCGCATCTCCTGCACCTTGATGACCGTTGGACGTATTTGGGTGTAGGATACGTTCTCGTTGATTATCGAGTTGTCGAGCAGCGTTTCTTCGCTTATGAATAGTGCCTTCATGCCTTGCTGATTTTATTGCCTTTACGGATGACCAACTGCTGCTCCCATACATGGCGACATTGTGGCCTGTTCACTCCGCTGGGCGTGTGATACCAACCGCCTCTGCGATTCCATACGGAGTAGCCCATAATCGCAGAAATCCCGTCGATGTCCTCACGGGTGTAAACCTTGCCCTGCCCTGCCAAGTCAAGCATGACCTTGCAGAACTCACGGCTGGAGCCTTTGTCCTTGTTGCTGAATCCTGTCGCCCATGCGTACTTGTAGCGGACCTCCAAGACTGGCTCTGCTACTTCCTTCACGTTCTTGGGCAGGTTCTGCTCGGCTATCTTGTCCACGGCCCTGCTGATAGGGTAGCGGTCTTTTGTGATTAGGTAGGCGACTCGCTTGGCGACCTTCGCCTTGCTGACCCCGAACTCCTTTGCCATTTCTTCAACCGATGCGTCCCGGTTCTTCTTGCGGTAAGCCTCAATCTTCAAGTCCAACTCTTTCTCTTCCTCGCCCAGTTCGGCAAAGGCCAAGCGGATGTTTTCGTCGATGTTTGTATCAAACCGCATCGGCTTCGAGTGCATGACATGATAATCGTCTGCATGACATCCGAACTTGCTTGCAACCACTTCCAAGACCTTGAACTCCTCATCGCCCCATCCGTAGTCCTCGTCGTCTTCTTGGCCCCATTGAGGCTCGCTGAACTCTTGGGCCTGCACTCCGAGCATCGTGTCAATCTCTTGGGATGACAAACCGAAACCCGCTGACAACATCGTCCGAGCCATCTCCAGCGTGATTTTGTCCTGCATATACTGCCTGACGATACGCATCAGGTTTTGATACTCACGGCCTGACAACTTCTTGATGTTGTCATTGCTCTGCAATGCTTCCACGGCTTGCGGTTGCTCGTCGGGTTGGGGGTTAGGTCCAACCACATCGGCAGGTTTCTCCAAGGGTTGCAGACCTGCTTTTTCCCGAAGTTCGTCTTGGGTCATGATTTGCAAGAGGGCTTGTTCGCTTAGTCGCTCGGTGATAGGCTCTACGGGGATAAGTTCCATACCCTCAACGCCATTAAAGGATCCCAAATAATTGATCATCCGCTCCACTTTGCGGACCCGGTCGTTGACGTAGGTGGCCTTGAACAACTCGTAAGCCTCGACCAATTCGTTGCGTCCACCCAATTGGCCCTCGGTCTTGACTCCGAATAGCATGGGGTTGGTTACACGGTGGGCAATGAATATCTCTTGCTGGATTGATTTGTTTAATACCTCGAACTGCTTATCCATATCGGACGGAGTGAGCGGTTCAAGTGTCGGGGCATTCGCTGCTTCATCGTTGAAGGTTACCACAAAGCGACCAGCGTTGTCCGTACCGCTGAACTTGCGTTTGATTTGCCTCTCAATGTCGCCCTGCTCTTCGGGGGTCGGGATGCCGTTGTTGAAATTAATCAAGTAACCGCCCCAAAAGTTATTCCGGAGATTGTTGTTGTGGAAGTTTGCCACCTGTACGTCTGCCTCAATCCAAGCGTTCCCTCCGATGTATTCGGGGAGCGGGTAGTGCTTCACGCCTGCTGCATACACACGATAGTAGAACAATTGCTTTCCGAGGCGATTCTCCGGGTCGAATGCAGGAATCTTCTCGATGTCCCCGACCTTGGGGAACAACTGCATCATGTCGTCGTTGTACCAGTCGGCGACTTGGAACATCTTCTCCTCCTTGTCAACCCTGATTTTCTCGAACGGGACGTGTTCCATCTTCGCAATCGTGCCAAGTTTGGACCAAGTAACAGCAACCGCAAAGCCGTTGAAAATCTCCAAGTCCAAGACCAGTTTCTCGGTAATGTCGTTGAGGTCCTCCGTGCTGGACATTCCATCGAAGAACTTGATGAACCGGGCCTGCTGCTCAACGGTCAAGTCATCCCCTGCCTGCCATCCACCGCCCATGATGTAGTTCACCTTGCCGTTGACTATGGCGTTGTGCTTGGAGGACCTGCGATAGTTGTCCAGCAGGTAGTAGGGGTATTCGTTGGCAAAGCCGTAGGTGATGTACTTGCCGGAACGATTCTCCAGCATGACTGGGACCTTATGCTCTATCCCAAGCCATTGGGTAAAGTGTTGAGTAGATTTATTACTCATAGCGTGTGGATGGTAAATGAAAGGGCTGAAATTGCAATACTCCCACCATCGCTTACGGCATTGATGTAGATTGTAAACTCATCGTTGACCGCACCCGTAACGTAAGCCTCCGTATAAATCGCATGGCCGTTCGTGTGGCTCGTTGTGATGTCAGTCATTGACTGGTCTATTGGTGTACCGTTCTTGGCGATGTAAACCTTGATTTGGTTGTTGTTGCCCTGCGCAAAGACCATAGACGTAGCAATGCGAAGGGCTGCACCCGTTGTGCCTGTGTAGGTGATGGCGGTGGTGGTCCTTGTGAAATTGTAGGTTGATAGTAAACCGCTTTTGAGTGGGGTTGTCAACTTAACGGCCTGCCCTTGCGTCGGGGTAAAGTTTTTGGGTTCGTCAAGGTAAAGGTTCGCAAAGCCCCGTTCCCTGTTTAATGTGGCAGTATCGGCAAGGTCATCAAATAAACCGCCTACCCGTGCAGCGGTGTTCGCCCCGGCAGCGGTTTCGTTGGTGATGGTTAATGCGCTCGCTTGGAGTTCGCTTCTTGTTTGTACGCTCATTAGTCAAAAGTTGAGTCAAAAGTGGAATCAAAGACACCCTCACCGGATGCCCCGTAAATTGTGTAGTTGATGCTATTGGCGTAGGTGTTGAAGCCTATCGTTGCGGTTTGTACAAAAGCCAAGCCCGTTTCAACGACCGCCAAAGCAGCGGCAACCGTGCTATTGGTATCGTACACCTCATACTTATAGGAACCCGTTTCAATCGACCCCACGTTAAGCGAAAATTGGTCATAGCGGTTGGTATAGTTGGAAAGGTTGGCAGATTTCAGCAGGGTGAAATCGGTCGTGGTGTTCTTGGCGATGCTCGTAAGTCGCAAGATGTAGCGGTCCCCGGTACTGGCTCGCTCGGTCCAAGTAACCGTCAGGGTGTTGGTTGTGTCAGGGTTCAGGTAAAGCATCTGCTTGTAAATGTGCGATGCCCCCGAATTTCACAATTTGCGCCCAATCTGCCTGTATAGTTCGGCCCGCTTCTTGGCGGTTTCAGCCACGTTGAACTGCTTCTTGATGTCCCGTGTGAGGTTGTCAGCCAAGCCCTTACGCAGGTCGGGGTCAAGGATCAACTGCTTGATGTACTTGTACCAGTCCTTGGGTTTGTTGTAAGGCACGAGAAAGCCGTTCTCCCCGTGTCGGATGACATCGGTGTAAGGGATGGTTTCGCTTGCGATGATGGCTTTGTTCATCCACCCTGCCTCGACCACCTTCAACTCGGATTTCAGTTTGTTGAACTTGGTGTCCCTCAAAGGTGCAAGGGTTACGTTCACGAAGTTGTAGCCACCGACGTAAGAATAGATGTCAGCAGCCTGAATGCGTCCGTAGTTCGGGTTGTTGCCTTGGTCGCTTATGATTTTCTCGTAGCCCTCGTAAACGGGGTTGTTATCGTTCCAACCTCCGAGGTAGAGCCTGTACTTGCCGTCAAGATTTGCGTCCCAGCGTAACTTCTGCATACCCTCTCGTAGCAGTTCCATGTCCTCGCCATGCTGCGCACCTCCGAACCAACCGAACTTGACGAGGTGTTTGTCAGGTTCTTCGTCAGGATTCGGAATAAACTGCTGATAGGCTTCGTAGGGTTCGTTTTGCAGAATGCTCACATTCGCATTTAGAGGCCGTATGCGAGCAGCAAGATGCTCGGTGGTACAAGTTACCCAGTCAGCCAATTTAATGTGCTTACGGATGACCTCTGCGAGTTTGGTTTCGTGGTAGTGGCGGTACATGATGTGGCCGCTCTCAAGGACCCAATAATCGTCCAAGTCAAGGATGACTTTGGCCCCGAATTGGGTCAGGGCTTTGTAAACATTTTCGACTTGCTCCATGGTTCCCTGACACCAAAGCCTGCTGAACAGGAACAGGTCTATCGACTTCAAGCCCTCGTCGCTGATGGTCGTGATATTCTCGACGCAGACGTAATCGAACTCCGGGTAGTTGTCGCCCAAGTATGCGTTCGGCATTTCAAGTCGGTAGTAACTGCACCCGGTTGGATGAGCGTTATAGACAATGCAAATCTTCATGGGGTAAAAATAAGAAGGGCAGCCATTGCTGACTGCCCCTCTCAAACCTCAGATGATGAAAACCTAAGCCAAAGATACTACGAGCCGAGTATCTGCGCAGTCGATGGTGAAAAGACTGTGGATGCAATTGAGAACATCGGGTCAGGTTCCATCCCGGTAAGCGTCAACTCGTACCCGCTGCGGTCCCCGAAGGCAGTACCAGTTCCAGCGGTTCCAGCGGTTGCCTCCAAGCCGTTGGCAGAACCCAACAACCAGTAGCGGTTGTTGTTGTCTTGGACGATGACGATGACTCGGTTGCGTACCAGCAAGCGAAGTTCGTTGCGGACTGCGACTTGCAGTTTGTTGATGGTGAACGTTACTTCGGGGGTGTAGTAGATTGAGCCGTTCTCGATGCTTGCGTTCAAGGTTTCAGTCAAAGAGGACGTGGCCTTGGTCAAATCATATTCGAAGAACCCACCCGAAGCGTACCCCGTGAAGCCTGTAACCGCACCTGAAAGGTTGGCATTGCAGGACCCCGTTGGGTTGAAGGATTGGACATAAATTGTTTTGATTCCACCTACGGAATCACGGCAGCCGAGGGCGTAGCCAGTAGTTAGGGAGCAGGACATATGTGTATTTGGGGTTTAAGTTTCAAGGAACAAAAAGCGAGGGGAGGTTTCCCTCCCCCCTACACATTAGGCCAATTTCCAGTCAACGATGAGGTCGGGGTAAGCGAACTGCACACCTGCTTTGAAGGCTGCTTGGAAGCGGACTTCGTCGTTATCACGGCTGAACCAAATCGAGAACTGCTCCTCATCGCTCAACAAGTCGGTTCCGTAGAACAAGTTGCCGAGGTAAGTTGCAACGATGCGGCTCGTTCCAGTTAAGCCGGGGACTGCGATGACCTTGATGTTGGTGCCGGGGTAAACGATTTCACCATCTGCAAGTCCAGCCAAGTCAACTTGGTTGTACATCACGCCTGTGTTGGCTTTGAACGCCATAACCAGCAAGCGGAAAGTGTCCCAACCGCAGAACATAACCAAATCGGTCTTGGTCAGGATGGCTTGTGGGATGCGAGTGTAGATGGTATCGAAGATGCTGATGACGTTGGTGGAAGTAATCGCACCGCTGATAGCAGCCGTGTTACCTGACACAACGGAACCCGAAGCAGCGTTCAACAACTGGTTAACGCCTGAAAAGTAAGCGTTACCCTGCCAAATTGCGTTTTCCAACGCCTCGGCAATACGGAGAGCCTTCTGCTCGGAGAAAGCCTGCTCAAAAGGAACACCCTCGTAGTTAGAGCCAGCGGTCAACTGGGTCTGCATCCAGTATTGTTCCAAAGAACGTGGGCAAAGGGTTTCTTGCACTTTCATACGACCAACGGTGATATTGCGCTGGGTGAAGGCAGTCGTTCCTGAAGTGGTGTAACCGCAAGCATCACCGCTTTGAATCAAAGCATCGGTGTCCATGAGGTTGAGGGCAGCAGCAAACTTTACGCCCACCTGCTTGGTGAACAGGGCTGCTGAACGGGCCGAGAATACGGCCTTGGTGATGAGAGGAAGCCTCTCTTGGTCGGTGTAGGAGGTTAATCCTGTGAAAGTAAATGCCATGGTTAGTGGGGGTTTAGGGGTTAGTTTTTGGATTTAAGGGTTTGTAGTGCTTGTGCGAGAGCGTTGAAGTTCTGCGAGGCTTGAGCCTTGCGTTGCTCGACGATTGCGGAACCGCTGGCCTTGGGGGCTTCGGCTGGGAGTTCGGAAACCTTCTCGACGATGTCGGCCATGGTTTCAACCTGCGATGCGAATGCGGACATTTTCTCCTTCATCTTGCCCATCTCGGCATAGGCAGCCTTGAGTTCTTCCATGATGGCTCCGAGGTGCTTGGCAACGATGGCCTCGACAACTTCGGGGGTCATGGCAGGATAGGCTTCTTTGATTTCCTCGGTAACCTCAACGGCTACTTCGGGGGTGATTTCAGCAGCAACGGGCAAGGCTTCGATTTCGGGGGTTGCCACTTCGGCAGCGATGACCTCGACGATTTTGCCTCCTTCGGTCTTGATCGTGCCAACGCCTTCGACAACATGCTCGCCATCGGGTGCAGGAAGTGTGCCGTCCTCGGCTACAACATAAACGGCAGTTCCGGCAACGAGGTCCCCGTCAACACGGACAACCGTGCCATCGGTCAACTTGTAGTCAGCGAAGGACTGCTTTTGTGTGCTGAATTTACGAAGTTCACTTCGCAGGGATTCGATTGCGTTTTTCAGGTTCATAGTTAGTGGGATTTGTAGGTGGGGGTTAATTGTTGCAAAAAAGCGGTAAGTTCATCGGCAAGGCCAGCGAGTGCGACCTCCAGTTCGGATTCGGTCTTGTCCATTCCAAACAGGCCCTCAACGGAGAAACCCCGGAACAGGTTGCGGTTGTCCCACACTTCATCATTCTCGACCTTGAAGGACCCGAACCAAGATCCGTCGGGAGTGTCCTCGTAGCCTTTGGGTGGCATGATGCCACGCTCGGAGTCGGTGATGTAACTCTCAAACATGAACACGCCATCCAGTTCGGCATTGTGGTAAGCGTTGACGTTATGCTGGTTGCCTTGCTTAAAGTACTTCTGCACGATTTTGCGGATGGTGGCCTTGTCGAATACGACGTAGTACTCGCCATAGGTTTCGTCCTTCCTGAAGATAGGCGTGTCTGCAAGCATGAGAGGGCCAGTCAGCACCCTGCGTTCGCCTGTTTCGCTAAAGCGTTGTGGTGTCTTTGCGAAGGCTTGGAATGGCCGTTCGATGGCTGGCATATCGGTCAACGCTACAAACTGCACTCCCTCGTCCACCTCGTCCACGGTCATCCTGTAAATGGGTAGTTCCATGCAGGTAAATGTGGTTAGGCTCCAAGAGTTGCAAATTCCTCCAACCTCCGAACCCTCCGAGTGCTTTGGGTGATGTCCCTCTCCACGACATAGGCTCGCATTGGCGATGAGCCTTGACCTTGGCCCATTGCAGCACCATCGGTTCCAAGCATGGTCATTTGCGGATTAGCGAAGATGGGAGGGGGTGCAACCTCTCCGCCTTCGCCACCACCAGCAGTCAACGCACCACCGCCTCCACTTGCCGAACTCCCTTGGAATTGGGTCTTACTGATTTTGGCGACCTGCGCCAAGCCTGTCGCAAGGGCGATACCTGCGTCAATGAACTGACGACCTTTTGCAATTTTAATCGGGTTCCCTCCAGCAGTCAGAGCAGCGGTTACGGCCATGAAGGTATTAATGAGGGCTTGACCCATGCTGGCCTTCTTGTTAATCTCAAAGGCTTTTCTTTGGTCTTTCTCGGACTTGCCCAAGCCAGCGGTCAACAAATCACCAAGCGCACCAACGGCATTTGATGCCATCTGTAAGTCCTGTTGCCTACGATTGCGTTCAATCTTCGAAATTTTGTCTGCACTATCCTCGGCAATGCCTTGCTCTTTAAGTCGCATTTCCTCGGTCAGCAGGATGTGGGCTTTAGCAAACTCGTCCGCATCCGTAAATCTCTTTTTGAGGTCTGCCTCTCTTTGGGCTTTCTCTTCCTGATGGATTGCAAGTTTTTCATCTCGCAACTTCTTTTCTCTTTCGAGTTCATCGGTAATCCTGCCAATCTTAGCCAATCGTAAATTCTCGGATTCCTGTTTGGCTGCCGAATCCATCGCCCTCAAATCTTCTGCATCTTTCTTCTGCTTTTCTATTGCATCGGTTCGCAGTTTGGTTTGATAAGTCAGCCTTGCGACCTCTTTCTCGTGAATCAGTTGCGCTCGCTCTTCTTCTTTCTCGGCTGCTGCAATCCTTGCGTCATAAGCAGCCATCAAGAGATTCTGAACCTTTGCCTCGCTTTCGCCTCTTGCCTCTGCAAGTTCAACCTGCCTTTGCGCTAATTCGGATACGGCTTTCAGGTCTTTAGTTTCAATGCCCAAGAAATCCTTTACGGATTTTGTGAGTTTTTCCCAGTTCTCAACAAGCAGTCCAACACCAACAATCGCTGCACCAATACCCGTTGAAATCAATGCGGTCCTAAAGAGGCGAAGGCTTACAATGGTTCCTTTGAGCGTCTTATCGTAGAGGGCCGTTGCAATCCTGTTGGCCGTCATTGAGATGGCCGATTCCTTTTGAAGGAGGACCGTTACCTGCTGGATTCCGTTGGCAATAGCCATGGTCGCATTGACCTGCAACATAGCCTTTTGGATTTCCTCGTTTTCCTCACCAAACAAAGCAGCAGCACCTTGAGCGATTTGAAAGCCAGCAGCAACACCTTGAACCGCTTGAGTGAACGCCTCAATGTTTTTGGTGTCCGAGCCAAGGTTTTTGACCCTTTGGCTAACATCGCCAATGGTGTCGGACAACTCTCCTGCCTCGGCCTCTAACTTCCGAAACTCTGCGGAGTTCTCTTGCCCTGCGACCGCAAGGTCAACGAGCGCGCGTTGTAAATCACGGAGCCGTTTCTTTGCGGATTCAGTTCCTTGACCTGTTGAGTCCTTGATTCCTACTTCGAGGACGATTTCTTTAGTTACTGCCATTATCCGGGGGTTGGTAATTCAGGGTTGATGGGTGGTTCGTAGTCGGGATCCGCTGGGTCGGGGTCGATAGGTCCGTTGGGTAATCCAGCAGGGTCGCTTGTTATTGGGACGCTCGTTATAGGCACGAACTCTGCGAGGTTGAGAATCCTGCGGAGCGTTACCCGGCACGGCTTTGCTTCGCCTACGGTGTAGTCCCGAATCTCAAGCAAACGCCAGCGGATGCCGTTGTAATAAATCGGCTTGCGGAAGTCAAGTTGGTAGATGTCCACACAGTTCAAGACCATGGTCAACTCCAACTGCAAGGCTTCCTTGGAGGTCGTTTCGGTGATGTAATTGAGCCAATACTTGTTGTAGAGGTTGTTGTTCGTGTAGGTGATTGGCGTACCGCTTGCGTTGACGGCATTGTAGAAGACCTGCCTCGGAATACCAAAGGCAAGGTCCTCGGTCGGTGCGTAGGGGTTGTCAATGTGGCTAACGAATGGAACGTTGGCGACGTATTCGCCCGTAGCAAACGAACCGCTTACGCCTGTTTGATAGAACCAAGACGTTGTGCCTTGAGCAATGGAGTTGTACTGCGCTAATCGGTAGCCCGTGTTCAGTTGCTTGACCGTACCGCTTGCCGTGCTGCCTTCCAAGTCCCAAGCCCTACCGATGACCTTGTCGGTTGTGAACGAACCCGGTATCAGCGTCCCGGCCATGGTTTCGCAGACGAACTCGGATTTGCCGTAGAAGTTTTGCGTCAAGAACTGACGGCCTCCGTAGCCTTCCTTGGCGAGCGGATTGCTTGACTTGTAGGTCTTGGACAGATAATCGCCCATGTCCTTGTACTTAAACACAAGCGACTTGTATTGGTTCGGGTCGCCATTGGTCAACAACTGCTCTTGATTCTCGTCAACCTTCTGCGTCCAGTCAACCACACCGCTGGAGTAGAAG